ATTCAAAGATCCCAAAGTTACAGCACCCAGCAGCGTGAATCCTTCCCAACCAAAACTTCCAGGAATATAGTCTATCAAATTACAGCTTGAATTATTATTTAGAAGATAATTAATACTATATGAATTTCGTGGTGAACACTCCCTACATCCAAGCCTACATTAAGAAAGAATATCTGTATGACTTCCAGAAAGGTCACGGTGAATTCGTGCCCTGCACTTGGGTCACGCTGAAGTCGATCCCTCGCAGAGCGTTCTACATCGAAGCTTATCTGCCAGAATATGGCGCACTTTACGACAAGTTGCCCATCAGTGCATTCACTTGGCGCACAGACATCAAACCAGAAGAACAATTGCCTTTGGATTATCTGCAACTGTGGGACGGTTTCAGCTATCACATCACCATCATAGAGAAACAGTATCTACAGTACAGCCGAGTGGACGTGATATTAAAGGACAGCAAAAGAATATCGGGCGTGTACCTTTTCACTGTGGACAGTGCGCACACAGATCCCAACACCGTAAATGTGACCGAGTCAGAAGTGCCCACCGAACACAAGGGCCACAACATAGGTCGATTGGACAATGGTCAGTTCTTTGCACAGCCCAACAACAGGATGATCTGGCATGAAGCCAGCGCCAATCCCGGCAAACTAAAGACTCCAGATTTCAAGGTCAGTACCAAATATTGGCACTGCGAGCAAAATGCCAAATGGGTTTTTGGTGATTCAGATGAATACTTTTATAAAGAAACCAAAATTGAAGACAAATAAACCTTGACAATGTTGTGATAATCGAATACAATGCAACAATCTAAATAAAGGAGAATAAAATGGCAAGAACATATGGTCCAGAAGAACAAGCCAAACTTAAAAAAATAGTGGATGAGGGTGTGAATGTGCTTTCAGAAATTGAAGATCTCAGCACAGGTTTGAAGGACACCATCAAGGCAGTGGCAGAGGAATTAGAAATAAAGCCAGCCATCATCAACAGGGCGATCAAAATTGCCCAAAGAGGTGATTGGAACAAAGTCGCTGAAGAGTTTGACAATTTAGAAAACTTGGTGATAGCAGTGGGCAAGGACAAATAATTCCATAATGATCCGATGGTTAGCCGCAGGTTTTGGAATCACAGCAGCCACCATTCAGGCGACGGCCATCATATCTATTCAATGGTTGGGTTGGCTTATATGTATAGCATCCATTTCACTGTGGTATTACATTGCTATACTGGACAAAGATAGGGCCAGACAAACACAGCAGATATATTTCCTCATTATTGCGGTGATTGCAGTGTACAATTGGCTACGACACGTTTGGTAAAAGTATGAGGTACATCATTGACATTGACAACACAATCTGTTATAATAAAGGCAGCGATTATGTTAACAGCACACCTGACATAGCACGCATTGCTCAAGTCAATCAGTTGTATGATGATGGACACGAAATACATTATTACACAGCAAGAGGTGGCAACTCTGGCAAAGACTGGAGTGAGTTGACTCGCAAGCAGTTGACAGAATGGGGTTGCAGGTTCCATTCGTTAAATTTGAGCAAACCAGTGTATGATGTTTGGGTGGATGACAGAGCCGTAAACGCCAAAGATTTTTTTAAATGAGACTAGATTATAACATACATCTTGATTACGCAGACGTACTATTAAAACCTAAAAGATCCACACTGAGCTCCAGACGTGATGTGGAGATGACCAGAGATTTCACATTCCGCAACAGCAAACAACAGATATCTTTCGTTCCCATAGTGGCCAGCAACATGGATGGCGTGGGCACGTTCAGCATGGCCAGAGTGTTGCAGGAATACAAACTGTTAACTGTGTTGAGAAAACACTACACCATCGAAGACTGGGACAGAGCAATGGGCACAGGATTGAAATTGCAATACGTGAGCGCCTGCACAGGCACAGGGGCCATTTGGGACAACAGTTCACCTGACTATCAGACCTTGAAAAAGATCATGGAGAAATATCCCGACGTGAACATTATCACCATAGACGTGGCCAATGCATACCATGAGCAGTTCGTGGACTTCGTCAAGAGAATCAGATCAGAATTTCTCGACAAGACCATCATAGCAGGTAACGTGGTGTCACCAGAGATGGTGGAAGAGTTGATCATCAACGGTGCTGATGTGGTCAAGATCGGCATAGGCCCTGGATCAGTTTGCACCACTAGAACACAGACCGGAGTGGGAGTGCCACAATTTTCAGCAGTTATAGAGTGTGCGGATGCTGCCAACGGCGTGGGCGGACACATCATAGCAGATGGTGGCTGCACGCAATCAGGAGACATATCCAAGGCATTGGGTGCAGGAGCACACATGGTGATGCTGGGAGGCATGCTGGCAGCACATGATGAATCAGAATTACAATTACAAGATGGCAAACGAGTGTTCTACGGCATGAGTTCACAATCAGCATTTGAAAAACATGGCACAAGGAAAGATGGCTACAGAGGCACCGAAGGCAAGACTGTGCTGTTGGACAATAGGGGTTCTGTCAAGAACACAGTGGAAGAGATATTGGGTGGTGTGCGAAGCACCTGCACCTACATCGGGGCGAGACGCATCAAGGACATGCCCAAGTGTGCACATTTCGTAAGAGTCAACAACGTGATAAACAGAATTTTTGACAGACATGAAAGCAAATAAATCAGACCAAATTCTCAAATGGATAGCCACTGCCATACTGATTGTGGGCACATTTGTGAATGCTGGTTTTCCAGAACTGTACCCCATGGGTCCGGCTCTGCTGGCTCTGGGCGGCTTGTTTTGGTTGATGGTGGCATTGATCTGGCGAGAATCGGCGCTCATAGTGACCAACATTGTGTTGACAACTGTGGGCATAGGTGGTATACTGTTATACTACATTAGATAAGGCATAATCGGCCATAAGCGATTGTTTGGTATGTGTCAGCCTCAAATGACACGGATTGGAACATATGAGTTACATAGACGCATTCTTCGATAGAAATCACGATATCATTCGCGTGGTGGAACGCAATGAAGGAAAAAGAATTTACAAAGAATATCCCATAAAATACACGTTCTTCTATGAAGATGCCAATGGCAAATTCAGAAGCATCTATGGCAACACTCTCAACAGAATAGTCAGCAAGACCACCAAAGATTTTCACAAAGAATTGGCAATCAACAGGAACAAAAAATTATTTGAATCCGACATAAATCCCATATTTCAATGCCTCAGTGCCAACTACCTGAATCATGATGCACCCAAACTGAATGTGGCATTTTTTGACATAGAAGCAGACTTTGACCCCGAGAAAGGATTCGCGGATCCTGCAGACCCATTTATGCCAATCACCGCCATCACGGTGTATCTACAATGGATCAACAGCATGGTTACTTTTGCACTGATACCCAAGACATTGAACACAGCACAAGCCCGAGAGCAGACCAAACACATTGAAAATTTATATCTGTATGAACGTGAAGCAGACATGCTGCAGGCGTTCCTAGACATCATTGAAGATGTGGACGTGCTGAGCGGATGGAACTCAGAAGGGTATGACTTGCCCTATCTCATCAACAGAGTGAGCAAAGTGCTCAGCAAGGATGACACCAGACGCTTCTGTTTATGGTCACAGATGCCAAAGAAAAGAACTTTTGAAAAATATGGACGTGAACAGGAAACCTATGATCTGGTGGGCAGGGTACACATAGACAGTTTGGAATTATACAGGAAATATACCTATGAGGAGCGCCACACCTACAGATTGGATGCCATAGGTGAGATGGAATTGGGAGACCAGAAAACTGTGTATGAGGGCACGTTGGATCAATTGTACAACAAAGATTTTAAAACTTTTGTGGAATACAACAGACAGGACGTGCAACTGCTGAACAATTTGGACAAGAAACTTAAATTTTTAGAACTCAGCAATGAACTGGCACACGCCAACACTGTGTTGCTTCAGACCACCATGGGCGCCGTGGCCGTGACCGAACAGGCCATCATCAATGAAGCGCACAAGAGAGGATTACAAGTGCCCAATAGACCCAGCAGAGCGGAAGGTGAGGATACCACTGCGGCGGGGGCCTACGTGGCGTTCCCAAAAAAAGGACTGCATGATTGGATAGGGTCCATGGACTTGAATTCACTGTATCCATCAGTGATCCGAGCACTCAACATGGCTCCCGAATGCGTGGTGGGGCAGTTGCGACCCAATTATACTGAAGCCTTCCTACAGGATCAAATGAATCTGCAAGGCAAATCATTTGCAGCAGCATGGGAGAATAAATTTGGAAGTTTGGAATATGAGTATGTGATGACACAGAGGCGAGATCAGCCCATCACCATTGACTGGGAAGATGGCAGGACGGAGGTCAAAAGCGGTGCTGAGATCTACAAAATGATATTTGACACTAACAATCCAATCATGATCAGTGCCAACGGCACCATGTTCACCACAGAGTTCGAAGGAGTTATTCCTGGACTGTTAAAAACTTGGTATCAAGAGCGTAAAGAAATGCAGATCATGAAAAAGAAAGCTCAAAATGCCAACAATGAAGCAGAAATTGAATTCTGGGACAAGCGACAGTTGGTCAAAAAGATCAATTTGAATTCACTTTATGGTGCCATATTGAATCCTGGTTGTAGATTTTTTGACAAACGCATAGGACAATCCACCACACTCACTGGCAGAACCATCAGCAAACACATGGCAGCAAAGATCAATGAAGTGATCACAGGCTCATACGATCATTTGGGAGATGCTGTGATATACGGTGATACAGATTCTGCTTATTTCAGCGCTTACAAAGTTTTAAAGCAAGACATCGATGCTGGTCTGATCCCATGGACCAAAGAGAGTGTGATCCGACTGTATGATCAGGTGGCTGAAGAAGTCAACAACAGTTTCCGAACATTCATGGGCGAAGCATTTCATTGTCCCAAAACCAGAGCAGAAGTGATCCAAGCAGGCAGAGAATCCATTGGTGAAACAGGACTGTTCATCACCAAAAAAAGGTATGCTGTGCTGATATACGAATCTGAAGGCGATCGCATGGACGTGAATGGCAAGCCAGGCAAGGTGAAAGCCATGGGACTGGATCTCAAACGTTCAGACACTCCGGAATATGTGCAGGACTTTTTGAGCGAAATATTGCTGATGGTTCTGACCAAATCAGATGAAAAAGCAGTGCTGGAAAGAATCAGCACATTTAGAAATGAATTTAAACTGAGACCGGGTTGGGAAAAAGGTTCGCCCAAGCGTGCAAATAACATCGCAGATTATCAGAAGAAAGAGAAGGCACAAGGCAAGGCCAACATGCCAGGACACGTGAGAGCCAGCATCAACTGGAACACATTGAAACGCATGAACCATGATCGTTACAGTCTGGAAATTGTGGATGGCATGAAAGTGATTGTTTGCAAACTCAAGCACAATCCACTGGATTACACCAGTGTGGCCTATCCCACAGATCAGTTGAGAATACCGCAGTGGTTTAAAGAATTGCCTTTTGATCACTCAGCCATGGAAACCACAGTGATCGATAGCAAATTGGACAACCTGTTGGGAGTGCTGGATTGGGATATTAAAAGCACAGAAACCAGCAACACATTCAACACATTATTTGACTTTGGAGATTAGATGGCGCGATACGGCATGGTAGATTTGGAAACATTGGGCACCCGACCAGACGCTGCCATATTGACTGTGGGTGCTATCAAGTTTGATCCACACTCAGATTCGGAGCCCTATGAAGGCAGATACTGGAGATTAAATGTGGATGAACAGACAGCATTGGGCAGAACAGTGGATGATGGCACCATCGAATGGTGGGGCAGGCAGTCATCAGAGATACGTGATGAAGCATTGGGAGACGCAGATCGCGATATCATAGCAGATTTCGTCAAGGAATTTAATAAATGGTGCGTGGGATTGGACCAACTGTGGTGTCAAGGTCCATTGTTTGACTATGCCATCATACAAAATTTATATCAGCAGGCTCGCACTCCTGTGCCTTTCAACTATTGGCAGATCCGAGACAGTCGCACACTGTTTGATCTTTTGCCACAGGATCCCAGAAAGAGCATGCAGAGCAGCCTACACAATGCGTTGGCTGATTGTTACTATCAGGCCAAATGCGTGCAACAGGTTTTCAAACAACTGGGAGTTAAAAAAAAATGAAGATACTATTGACCGGACACAAAGGATTTATTGGCTCACATCTGTGTGATTACTTGACCATGGAAAGAGTGATGCGTGATGGAGTGCTGGAATTCAAACACACTGTGATTGGATTGGATCTAAAAAATGGACAAGACTTGCGCACTTGCGACTTGAACTATGATGTGGATCTGGTGATACATTTGGCTGGATTGGCGCAGGTTCGAGAGAGTTTGGCCAACCCAACAAAATATTGGGACGTGAACGTGATAGCATCCAAAAGATTATTTGATGCATTTCCTCACACAAGAATAATATACGCCAGTTCCAGTTCAGCATATGAACCAGAAAAAAATCCTTATGCTTTCAGCAAATTTGCCATGGATAAGATTGCTCCTGCACACAGTTTGGGACTCAGATTTACCACTGTGTGGTGCGAAGGTGGAAGAGATGGCATGTTTATGACTAAACTGTTTGAAAACAGTATCAGTTACATCACAGAACACACCAGAGATTTCATTCATGTGAATGACGTGATATCTGCCATAGATTTGTTGATGCACAAAGACATCACTGGAGTAATTGACGTGGGCTGTGGAAACAGCAACAGTTTGAAAACTTTGGTAGATTTGGCCGGAATCAAAAATTATGAATCCAGACAAGGCGATGTGCATGAAAGAATGGACAACTGTGCCAATATCAAAGCATTGAAGGATTTAGGTTGGGAACCAAAAGTAGACGTGATTGAGTATATCAAAAACAAATATCACTTGACTTCTTAGCCAGGCCTAAATATAATGAACACAACACAACGGAGAACAAAATGAAAGACATCTTGCAAGACGTGGTAGCACACACTCATCAACTGGGGTTTTTGAGTCTAGTGAAAGTCACCAACGAAGAAAAAACTAAGATTGAGAGCATGGCAGAGGACAGATCAGTTATTCTTTCGGCAACAACCAATAAAAAAGTATCTGAATTTACAGGTACGTTTGGCATGCCTAACTTGGACAAATTGGCATTGCATTTGAAATGTCCTGAGTATCAAAAAGACGCTAAATTAAATGTGATTAGAGCCACACGTAATGGAGTAGAAATTCCAACTCATATTCACTTTGAAAACGCATCAGGCGATTTCCAAAATGATTATAGATTCATGAACACTGAAATAATCAATGAAAAATTGAAATCAGTGAAATTCAAAGGCACGTCCTGGAGCATTGAATTTGAACCCACACTGGCCAGCATTCAGAGATTAAAACTGCAAGCGGCAGCACACACAGAAGAAATTGTGTTCACAGTAAAAACTGAAAACAAAAATTTGATGTTTTACTTTGGTGATGCAAACTCTCATGCTGGAAATTTCATATTCCAAAACAATGTGGTGGGTGAATTGAAACAAGGTTGGAGTTGGCCAATTCAACAGGTGATCAGCATATTGAATCTTGATGGCAAAATTAAGATGAGCATCAGTGATCAAGGGGCCATGCAGATATCTGTGGACAGCGGCATTGCCGAATACAATTACATATTGCCAGCACAGACCAAATAAACTGGCCAGGTAAAATTATGCACACTGACCTAACAGCACAGCAAAAAGACTACTCAGTATTTCTGCCGGCGTTGAGCAGTTTCTATGCTAGGGATCTAGGCAAAGCGAGACATGAAAAAGATTACATCTTGCCACAGCGAATCCCCGCTAACTTTGAGCATGGCATAGAAGGCATGAATTATCTTGTGCCCACCAACACATATTTTTATTATAGATGGCATTTGTACAGTGCAGGTCATGCAGACTTGAACATGGACAAGTTCAGTGCTAGGGATGACATCATAAGAAATCGAGATAGAAAAAACAGTTTTGTATTGGGTGATTCAGGAGGATTCCAGATTGGTAAAGGAGTTTGGGAGGGCAACTGGAAAGATTCCACATGTCCCCGAGCCAAAAAGAAGCGAGAGCAAGTGCTTAATTGGATGGATGCCAACATGGATTATGGTATGATATTGGATATTCCGGCATGGGTTTCACGCTCTCCAGAAGGTGCTAAAGCCAGCAATATCAATTCCTATCAAGAAGCAGTGGACGGCACAAGGATCAACAATGATTACTTCATGAAGAAGAGGACTGGCGCTTGCAAATTCTTGAATGTGTTGCAGGGTGAAAATTTTCAACAAGCGGACAATTGGTATCAACAGATGAAAGACTATTGTGATCCTAAAAAATATCCCACCACACATTTTAATGGTTGGGCAATGGGTGGTCAGAACATGTGTGATGTGCATCTCATATTGAAAAGATTGGTGGCGTTGAGATTTGATGGCTTGTTGGAAAAAGGTGTGCATGATTGGATGCACTTCTTGGGCACTTCTAAATTGGAATGGGCAGTGCTGCTCACAGACATACAAAGAGCGGTAAGGAAATATCACAATGAAAATTTCACCGTGTCGTTTGATTGTGCTTCGCCTTTCCTGGCATCAGCCAACGGACAGATTTACACAGAAGTGGATATCATTGACAAGGAAAAATGGAGTTATAGAATGGCTCCAAGCATAGATAATAAAAAATATGCAGGCGATAACAGAATGTTCAAAGACGCCGTGTTGCAAGAAAAAATATTTGATAATTTCCAGGACAGCCCCATCAGCAAAAGATTGCAGTTGAAAGATGTCACCTGTTATGCACCTGGGGACAAGAACAAAGTGGGCGGTGATCCCAAAACGTCTTGGGATTCATTCAGTTACACATTACAAATGGCTCACAATGTCTGGACACACATTAATGCTGTGCAGGAGGCCAATAGGCAGTATGATGCAGGATTGACTCCTGGCATGTTGATTGAAGAAAAATTTGACAAAGTGGCGTTCAAAGACATAGTGGAAGCAATATTTGCCACAGACAACAGAGACACAGCAGAAGCAGTGATTGAAGAATACAATAGATTTTGGATGAGTATCATAGGCACCCGAGGCGCCACAGGCAAAAAAACAGTGAATGCTTTAACACAATTTTCTAACTTATTTGAGGAGGTATAATGAGCAAAAAAAATAAAAGTTTAACAAAATTAGAACGGGAATTTGATTACTATCATAGAAAGACCGAAGAAATGGAGCAGGAGCGTGAGTATGATAGAAGTTGGGAGGCCAAAGCATTGTTAAAAAATTACAAAAAAATTAAACTGGCACTCAAGACACAGATTGAAAAATATAGGAAACAATTGGGCATATGAAAACACTGGTGATAGGTCTGGGCATGGGCCAACTGTATGCAAAAATTTTAGCACAGTTGGGCCATGAAGTGATCACCATGGACACAGATCAAAGCAAACAAGCCACATTTGTCAATCTTGACACAACCTTGTATGCTCATCCGCAATTAGATGTTGCGTTCATCTGCACTCCCAACAGCACACATGACTCCATTGCGCAAAAGATCGCCAAACATTGTCACATAGTGTTTGTGGAAAAACCAGGAGTGCTCAATGCCAAAAGATGGCAGACACTGCGACTCACGTATCCGCAAACTAAATTCATAATGATAAAAAACAACATGTGGAGGGCGTGGGAAGAAGAATTCCATATCAGAACAGAAGCAGCAGAAGTGATTCATATCAATTGGATCAATCGTGATAGAGTGCCAGCACCAGGCAGTTGGTTTACCACTAAAAAACTATCATTTGGTGGAGTCAGCAGAGATCTCATGCCACATCTATTGAGCATATTCATCAGCATGAACCCAAACAATTACAAAGAATTCAAAGTAAGTTACAATCTTGTCAAACAATATTGGAAACTGGATCAACTCACCAGCACAGAATACGGCACAGTCAATCTGGATGGTGTGTATGACGTGGATGATTGGAATCGGATCACACTGGATAATGGCAAGAAAAAATATATTTTGACTGCTGATTGGCGCAGCATGGACAAGGATGACAGAGCCATACACTTCTATCAGAGAGATAAATTAGTCAGAAGTTTTGAACTGGGACTGTGCCCTGAATCAGTTTATACTGATATGATTCAAGATGTTTTCCATAATATTGACCATGAGGAGTTTTGGAACCAACACAAAGAATATGACGTGTGGATCCATGACACCATTAACAATACTATGAAAGAGGACACAATCCATGTCTAAAACCAAAATGTTATACACCAAAGGAGATGGCACGTTCCACGAAGGCAGCATTGATATTCCTGAATTGAACAATAATCAAATTAGAGTAAAAAATATTATGACGGGAGTGTGTCGCAGTGATGTGGACATGATGCTGGGCAAATTTAAAACACTGCCTCTGCTAATGCAGGGACATGAAGGATTGGGTCAAGTGACTCATGTGGGCAGTGAAGTGGGTGATGTTCAAGTGGGAGACTTTGTGGCCACCAGAGGGGAGCCTGCTTATGCTGACGTGTACAATTGTGATTTGGACACCTACGTAAAAGTGCCCGCAGCGGATCCCAAATACATTGTGGAGCCTGTGGCTTGTGGCATCAATGTGGTCAAACAGTTTGAAACAGCAATCAAAAACAAATCAGGCAACAGCAATAGATTGCTGATCATAGGCAGTGGATTTTTGTCCTATGTGGTGTACACATATTTGCAAATAAAAAATTATCAATTCGACGTGACTGTGTTGGGCAACCACAACAAAGCATTTTGGGGAGATAAACTTACTCATAATGCTTTAGGACTGTTTGATGTCATAATAGATTTGAATACCAAATCAGAAGTGTTTGACAGAAACATGTTCAATGCTGAAGCACTATTAATACTGGCTGCTGAAAAAACAGATTCCATTCGCACTAATTTTGCGCATTTGTTATGGAATGCCGTGACTGTGGGATTCCCCAGTCCTAGAAATAAAAAATTTATAGAGTGTATGCATGAAGCAGTGGACTTTGTCAGCAGAGGTCAACTGGATGTGAGTAATTTTTGGACCAAAGGTTACAGCAGAAGCACTGAATGGCGTGATGCATTCGCAGATGCCGTGAACAGATCAAACGGCTATGCCAGAGGCTATATAGATTGGAGAAAATAATGTTGGACACACAATCAAGAAAGAAGGTTAAATTTTTCATAGGTAAGGAAGTGGAGAACACTGCCATGAAAAATCAGATCACATTGTTTGTGGTGGGCATGCAAAACGTGGCGGACATTGTGAGATATACACAAAGGACTGCTGTGGAGCATGTGTATCTGGGAACCAGTCAAAGTTTTACTCCCGCGACAGAAGAAGATTGGCGTGATTGGAACAATATTATCAATAAACTGTTGGATGTGGGTCTTTGGGTCACATTGGATTATGACGTGCAGTATGCAGAAATGGTGTCAAAAATGATTTGGAATCGCAACAGATATTTTATCAATATGATATCTGTGAAGATACCTAACATCAAAACATTCAATGCCAACACAGTGATCAAGTTGGATGACGTCACTTGGGGTGCTACCAATACAGGAGTGTGGACACATGATTTGGACAAATTGATGACCAAAAAAAACTACACAGATTGGAGTGAATACAGGGGCGATTATCCAGTGGACGTTGACAAGCATTAAAAAAGTTGTTATACTACAAGCCTAAATACTGAAACACATGAGCAATATGAAATCTAAAATTTGGGTAACATTTCGCAGAGAAGGCATACACAAATATCCTGCGGCATTGACAGATCCAAAATTAAAAACTGGTGATGAGTATGATGTGAGTTTTTTGGGGTATCCTCACAGACACATATTTCATTTCAGAGTGTGCATTGAGGTGTTTCACGATGATAGAGACATTGAATTTATACAGTTCAAAAGATGGTTGGAAAACTTGTATGGCAAGGGCACATTGGAATTGGATTATAAAAGTTGTGAAATGATGGCCACAGATCTGTATCAGCAGATCAATTCAAGATATCCCAACAGAGAAGTTACTATTGATGTGAGCGAAGATGGAGAAAATGGTGCCACGATCACGTGGGCAGCCAGTAAGTACGTAACAATTAACTAGGTCAGAAGATGAAGATTTATGTTGTGGATCTAGAAGAAGTAGAAACTAGATATACCAAGCAATGGAAAAAATATCTGCCCATACAATTGAAAAGGCACACCAACATTGAAGTGCAGGTGATCAGCGGAGGACATGCTGTAAAAAGCACCACTCCAGGTGCTTTTTTAAACTTTGGATTCACGAACATTTACAAGAGCATACAACTGCAACAGATCGCTGAGATGTTCAGCGCTGGAGACATCAAGAATGGTGATTATTTCCTGTACACAGATGCCTGGAATCCGACTGTGCTGCAACTCAAATACATGGCAGAATTGCTGAATGTGAAAATCAAGATAGGCGGCATGTGGCACGCGGGGTCCTATGACCCACAGGACTTCCTGGGCAGGCTGATAGGTGATAAACCTTGGGTGCGACATGCAGAGAAAGGCATGTTCGAATCATTTGACCACAATTACTTTGCCACAGATTTCCACATCGACATGTTCCTGCACAATCTTTTGGATCTGGGCAGATTGTCTGACAAAGAAACAGTGGATGAAATGTTCCGCACAGGGAAGATAGTGAGATGTGGATGGCCCATGGAATATTTGGACGCTGATCTCACAGTATACAAGAACATCACAAAGAAAAACATCATACTGTTCCCGCATAGATTGGCTCCTGAAAAACAACACCACATATTTCAAGACTTGGCCAAAGAGATGCCAAAGTATGAATTTGTGACTTGTTTGGAATGTTGTCAATCAAAGAATGACTATCACAATCTTTTAGCAGAAGCCAAATTAATTTTCAGTGCCAATCTGCAGGAGACATTAGGAATCAGTTGGTATGAAGGCGCAATATTGGGAGTCATTCCAATGATTCCCGATCGTTTAAGTTACAAAGAGATGGCGCATGAAGAATTCAGATATCCCAGTGTGTGGACAGAATCTTTCGAGCAATATCAAAAACACAAACACCTGCTGAAAGCAAAAATAGAAGATTACATGACCAACTACAAGAAGTATGCTCCATTCGTACACAAACAAAAGATATCATTGGCTAATAATTTCTTCAGTGGCAAACAACTTTATCAAAGGATCGCAAATGGAAGATAATAACAACAAACAAAAAGTCTATCAAACAGATTTTAGCTACACTGCCAACACAGGCAGCAACACTGTGGCAGCCAGCACCATATCTGTGCCTTATGGATTTGGGGCCTCTTCGGTCAACACCACAGGCATTGACTTTGAAGTAGATGCCATGAAAGGCGTAAATTTCGAAGATTATAAATTGCCCGTAGTGTTCGAGGACATCATGCCCGAAATGCACAGAGTGAAAGAAATGTGTGAATTATATCCAACATTGGACATTGCTTTTCAAAAATTTAAGAACATCTACAACATTGTAATAGATGATTATGACAACAAGATGCAACTGAAGACGTCTTTTTAGATGGAAACTGTTAATAAAAATTATTTCACCATGATCCAGATGCGTGCTGCCATGCTGAACATTCATCAACAGCTCAAGGATCAGCAATGGCAGCCGCAAGTGATATTGGGCGTGAACAGGGGAGGTTGCATACCTGCCATTTATCTGTCGCACAAATTAGATGTGCCACATCACACATTAAATGTAAGTTTGAGGGATCATGCTGAAGATCCAGATTTGCGTGCGTTGGAAAAGGTATATGCTTGGCAAAAACGTGTGCTGATTGTGGATGATATCAACGACACTGGGGCCACTTTTAATTATATCATGAATAACTTTGGCAAACCAGAAAGATTAAAATTTGCAGTGATATTGCACAACACCGCAAGCACATACAAAGACATAGACTACAAAGGATACGTGATCAATAAACTTGAAGATCCTCGTTGGATAGTGTTTCCTTGGGAGCAATGGTAGCATGGACACTCTATCACAGGCCCAAAAAGAGGGCAGGGCTCCCTGGACAAAAATAGTATATGATCTGAAAGATTGTGTATGGTATGAGGATGGTTATCCTGTGACTGAAGGTCACGCCCTGCTGGTTCCCAAAGAAGCCAGTCAGCAGAACGTTACCAAATGTTTTGGATTGGCACTGAAGATAGGCAATGAAAATGTTCAGAAGGGATTGATAGATGGTTTCAACATCGGCATCAACGTGGGTGAAGCAGCAGGCCAAACCTGCATGTATCCACACGTGCATCTGATTCCAAGACGCAAAGGAGACATGGTGGATCCCAGAGGTGGTGTGCGGCATGTGATCCCCCACAAGGGAAATTATAAAAAATGAGCAGAGCACTTTTCATAGGAGACAGTCACACTTGTGGTTATGTCACTGTGCCTAATAAAATAGGTCCAGGCAGTTATACCTATTGGAATGACAACAACTATGCTGAGATTTACAACACAGTGAACGATAAGCCCGTGTGCATCTACGCACATGCTGGCACAACCAATAGAACGTACACTGATTGGATCAAACACATGTTCAATAAGTTTCCAGACATAGACGAGGTATTTCTTTGTTTGGCTCCATTGAATAGGTTTGTGTTGGCCTTTGATGAAAAACTCACAGATGAAGCATTGCCCTTGGATTATTTTGTGCATCAATGTGAACAAAGCACGGAGTCAGTAAAAAAATATTTGGATCTCCTATTGAAAGAAGGTCGAGTACAATTGTACAACAAACCCACAGCTGATGACTACTCGAGATTTCCTGGCTTAAAAATTTCTGAAACCGAAGGATTACAGGAGCCAGACATAAGAAAGAACACTTTTATGGAAATCAAACTGTTTTTTGAATTGAACACACATTTGGAACGTCGTGATTTCTTATTGAACGTGTATGCTTGGGATAGGATCTGTGCAGATCATAAAGCCAAACTTTACATTTTTAATTTCATGAACAGATTGAAATGGCCCAAAAGTTTAGAATATTATGGTCGTTTAAACAACACTACTGTGGCAGAAAAAACCATTGAACAGTTCATGCTGGACAACAATGTCAATCCCGATGATTATCTACTGCATGACAAAGAACACTATAACTTTGATTATCACAAATTGATTGTGGAGAAATACATACCATGGATAAAAAATCAAAAAAAATCTTAATCATAGGCGACAGCTTTGCCTGTGTGTGGCCAAATGGAGTCACAGGATGGCCCAATCAATTGGCCCAACAATATCACGTGACCAATTTGGCCCAAGCAGGTGTGGGCGAATACAAAATATTAAGGCAATTGTTGAACTTTGCGAAAATGAATCCTTGGTGGCAGCATGATTATAATTGTGTGATTGTGAGTCATACCAGTCCCAGTAGAGTGCACACTCCCATTCATCCCATACACAAAGAAGGACTGCACAAAGATTGTGATCTGATTTTGAATGATATAGAATCTCGCAACAGTTGGTTCAATAAAAGTTTAGACACTGCCAAAAATTGGTTCAGATATCACTATGATGATCAATATCAAAAAGATATTTACAGACTGATGCGCAGGGAAATTCACAGAAGATTGGAGCAAATTACCAGTCTGCACATAGACAATTTTGGTATCAGCAATCATTTTGTGGAGGAACGGAATCTGCTAGACTTCAGCATGATCTGGCCTAACTACAGAGGGGAGATCAATCATTACAATGAGGAAGGCAATCGTATTGTTTTGTCACAAATCATTGACAAACTGGAACAGATCTGTTAAAATGATTCTATAAGGATTATAATGAAAGTATCAGAAAAGATTAGGCGAAGACTGATTGCGGCTGGCGCGAATTATCATGCCAACGATAATATTTCAGAACACATCCAACCGGGTGAACTGGAACTGCTGGAAATGGAATTGACTGAATCATTTGCTTCTGTGCTGAACAGCCTAGTGATAGATACCAACAATGACGCCAACAGCAAAAACACAGCGCCAAGACTGGCCAAGATGTATCTGCAGGAACTGATGAGCGGAAGATATCAACCCAAACCCGATGCCACAGCATTTCCCAACGTGGGGGCAAACGCCTACACAGGCATGTTGGTGGTGCGTTCCGAACTGAAATCAGTGTGCAGTCATCATCATCAACCAGTGAACGGCGTGGCGTATATTGGAATTATACCCAATGGCCAAGTGATAGGATTGAGCAAATACATAAGAATAGCTCAATGGTGTGCCAGAAGAGGCACACTGCAAGAAGCCTTGTGCAATGACATTGCCGATGAGATCCAAAAAGCCACAGGAGCCAAAGATCTAGGAGTGTACATACAAGCCACACATGGCTGTTGTGAAAACAGAGGCATTATGGCGCACAGTTCATTGACACAGACCACCGTGTTGAAGGGTGCTTTCAAAGACGATACTGGTACTAAAAAAGAATTTATGGATAATATTAACCTGCAACAACAATTTGCACCAAGATAGGAGACACAGATGACAAATAAAGAAGGACCATTTTACGCAGCATTCAGTGGTGACACCACAGGCGTGATCAAACAGGAACTGGTCACATACAAAATTAGAGATGGTATGCTGATCAAAGAAAGCGTGCATAGAGATTACAGTCAAAAAGGCACAGATTACATTGATTCATACTCTTCAACACCATTGGGAGAAATTACGAATGAACATACAGCCTAAAGATAACAGCCGAGGACATTTTTATATATCGCTGATCAAAAGTGGATTTAGGATTATTGCGGGCATCAGTTTAATATTTGGACATTTTGTCACTGCTGGATTTTTATTCATACTGGCAGAACTGTTGGGAGTGGCGGAAGAATTAGTATAATGAGCAAAATTAAGGTGGCAGAATTATTTTACAGCATACAGGGCGAAGGCCGCTACATGGGAGTGCCCTCGGTGTTCCTGAGAACATTTGGCTGCAACTTCACCTGTGCTGGATTTGGATTGCCCAGGGGCATGAGGAGTGATGAGAATGATAAAGTGTTCGAACAGCACAAACTGCATCCGTTCCGTGATTACAAGGAACTGCCATTGGTCAGCACTGGCTGTGATTCATATGCAAGTTGGGATCCGCGATTCAAGGATTTATCTCCCATGTTGACGTCCGACGCCATCGTGGAGAGAACAATGGAGATATTGCCCCACAAGCGATGGGTGGATGAACACTTCATATTCACGGGCGGTGAGCCGTTGCTGGGCTGGCAGAGATCATATCCGGATGTGTT